TTTTTCAATAGTAGCTCCTGTGCATGTTTGCCCATCTTGAGTGCTAGCTAACGCACTTACATCTACTTTTTTAACAGCTGACTCACCAGAACCGTCTGAAACATTTGTAAATTTCAAAACTGCCGTTTTTGCACCGTCAACTATTGTTTGTGAAGTAACTGCATCTGCCATGTCTACACCTATTGATCAGCAAAGGCTGGAGCAGTAGTAGATGTTACATTACCAAAAATTTGATAGTTGGTTGTGTCTACGCCCATAATAGTAACATCAAATCCTGCTGGAACATTAAATTGTATGCTACTATTAGAGTTGCCATCTGAAAACACGGAGCTTATAGCATTACCATCGGTATCCAGAAAAGTTACTCCACCAATATAAAAATTAGTATTTCCTGGAGTAAGTATTATCGCATCAGTTGCGTCAGCGGCTCCTCCTGCATAAACAAACCTAAACATAGACCCTGCTATCGGTGCAGGAAGAGTATAGGTATTATCTTGGCTTCCGTCTGGAACTAACAAAACTCTACCACTATGCGTGGCATTTGTAAGAGTTACATCACCATCAGACAGGCTAACAGGACCATCACCAAAAGTAGATATTTCGGTTATAGCACCTGTTGTAGCATTTTTACTTATAGTTTTGATTGTGCTTTCAGACCGTATAGGACCTGAAAATGTTGTATTTGCCATGTTATTCTCCTTGTCTTGGCATTGTCGGGACTATCCCGTCAAGGTTCTTGAAACTATAACACAAAAAAAGAGCGACTGTAAAGTCGCTCTTTAATTTATAAATGTAGATGGGTTTAAGCTCCTGGAGAACCAAACACACATCTTGGGTCAGATACACCAAAAGAGTATCTTTCCCTAGCTTTATACCGAACGTTTCCAGTATCAAAATCGCCTTCCATGCTGTTTGTAATTGGTGTTCTTACAAAATGCTTGAAACCGTTTGGTGCGTCAGTCTTGATAAAAAACGCATCAGTGTCGGTTAGGAAGTTATTAACAACGTAACCCTGAGGTAACATACCCATGTTTCTCAAAGCATTTACGTCGTTGTCTGCAGTTCCTGGTCTTAGGTTTGTCGCCATTAACCTTTCTGCTACAAACTGTAGGTTTACTGGAATAATTAACTTCATACCTCTAAGAGCGATTTTTAGACCTCTCTCATCAATAAAACCTGAGATATCAATCATTGATTGCTCAAGTGAAGTTTCATTCAAGTCCGCCGCAGTACTCAACTCATTACGGAAGTTACCTCCACCTAGAGTTGGGTGATCTGTGGCACAAAGCTCTTTACCATCACCGAAAGTAAAGTTTGAGTCAAACGCATTGTTCAATACAGAAGCCGCTTTGACCTGCTTTGTGTTTGCCATGGAACGTGCTAACGCTCTTGTATAACGAGAGCTGAGTCTGTCGTAGAGGTTATCCTCTACAGCTTCCTCAGTAATCGCAAACGCGAGTGCTATTGTTTCATGGGTGTAACGAGCTGTGAATGATTCATTCGCAGTGTCAAATGATACTGCCGCTCCTTCAGTTTTTGTTGGAGCCGCCCCAAAACCAGAGAGCATGATCTCTTCTTCAAACGCTCTGTCTGAAGTTTCTTGCTCATAAATCTCTGCGTGTTGGTTTTCGTATCTGTCATATTCCATTCCAAAAAGAGCATTAAGTCCTGGTTCTAACTCTTTAAGGAGCTGTGATCTTGCTATAGCCATGTCATATCCTCCTTATATACCAGTTGAATCATGGTGGAATGGTAAGTTCAGCTTCACAAGGAATATTACCCCTGCTGTCGTTACCGATATATCGTCAAACGAGTCTTTAATACCGACAATTCTAAAGTTGTCAGTAGCTGTTGTAGCTCCCGCTGTGGCTACAGATAATTCACCAATGGAAACACCTGTAGAACCATTTTGTGAGCCAAACCCTGTACCTTCAGCATTTGAATGTACTAAAGCCTGTGCTGTTGCGATATTTGTTAATGAAGCATCTGCTTGTATTTCATACACTTGATGTGGATCGTCATGTACGAATACAACTGCTTCTGATCCTGACTTCAAAGAAGCGGTTCCTGGATAATTGTTATCAAAAACAGGTTTTCCAGTTAGGTCTATGTATTGACATCCTGCCATAACACCTAGAATCGCCACACTTCCTCCATCAGCCGCACTCACATCTACTAGACCGTTTGTTAGAGGTATCACCATGTCGCCTTGATATATCGCACTCGATGATCCTGCTGTCGCACTAACCTGTACTTTGTAAGCTGTCAAGCCATTGGAGTTCGGTGTAGACCCTAATTTATTATGAGGACGCAATCCAAAAGGGGCATCGATATTTGTTGCCATTTTAGTCTCCTCTAATTATTGGAGCCTCCTTTGGCTCCAAAGGTTACACGTGATTGCCTTTCTGGTTTCAGAATAGGCATTGAACTATCGCTTTCCCTCATCAAATCATTATCAACAGCATCCATTTGATCTTGTGTTCGTCCACGAAAATACTCATCTCGCTGTTTCTTTGTCTCGATTGGGAATCTAGCTAATAAAAGTCCCCCATTTGCAATCACCCCTGCGTGCTTTCCGTCCATCACAGTAGGTGCTTCATAATCAGGGTACTCTTCGGCTCGAACTAATTCGAACCCTTCGCGTATGCGTGCTGAGAGGTTTTTCTTATCGTCAAATCCCATTACTGATTCACGGATCCAACGATGTATATAACCCTCAGGTGGTGGGGGTGCGTCTAATGCAGACGGAGGTGTCCAAGGTTTATGGCGTGCAGTTTTTTCACGAGTTTGTGCAGTGCGTGGAGTTCTATCGTTCATGACTTATCCTCTACGAGTTGTTAAGACGTGCGAGTTGTTTCGCATATGCGTCGTATGGTACACCAAGTTTATCAGCGATTGCAACCTGAGATGGTGATAATTTTATTTTTTTACTCGTTGCTTTACCATTTGGTCGCGATACTGAGGCTACTGGTGCGTGGTTAGATTGCACGTTTCCACCAAATTTATGTGGAAAATCTCTTTTCATGCGTGCATCTAATTCCTTGTAATAATCATCACTGGTAGGGTCATAATACTCTTTTTCTACCATTTGTTTATGATGACTAAAAGCTGTTAGTGTCATAGGTTCATCTGAGCCAAACCATGCGTTTCTACTAGCCCATGCTTGTGCTTTTGGATCTACAGGTTGTTTTGGCTGTGGCTGTTGCTGTTCTGCAACAGGTTCAGTTTTTGTTTCACGTTCTTGTTTTACGGTGTTGTAATTACGCTGATCAGCGGCAAGTTGAGCAATTTGGTTTTGTGCTTCTACTTGTGCATCTACATCGCCATTGTTTATGGCATCAGCAAGCTGTTTCTTTAAATTTGCTTCTTGACTTGTTATACGATTACCGTACTCTGTTATATACGATTGATCTATTTGTTCTGATCGTTGCTGGAGTTTTTCGTTTTGTTGTTGTAAAGAACGAGCATATTCTGTCGCGGCTTGTTCTCTACGCTCAGCTTCACGCATTTTATACGTTAATTTTTCAATACGCTTTTTGACTTTTTCGCTATAGCCCTCTAAACTATCGGAGTCTTCGCTTGCCTCTTGTTCTGCAGGCTCTTCAGTTTTTTCTTCCGCAGGAGCTAAATCCAGCTCTTGTTGCACTTCCTCTTTGGGTTGCTCTTCTTCTACTTCAACTTCTATTTTTTCTTCTGCTTGTTGCATAGTAACCTCTATGTATTGATTATGTCTTCAGGATTATCAATTGTAGCGAGTATTTCATCATCGTTTAACAATCGTACTTCGCCACCATCAATTCTAAACCGTGCTCCTGCATATCTACCGAATATTACCCAGTCTCCTTGTTTACACCATGCACGGCTATGTCCTATTGTGTAATCAAACTTAGAGGCATCTTTATACGCCAATGGTCCTACTTTCAAAACCAAACCGCATACTGTAGCTAATGCCTCTCTATCTACATGTTCATCTGGTAAATGCAGTCCACCTTTCGTTTGCTTCTTACCTTTATAGGGCAAAATTAAAATACGCCACCCCATAGGTTCAGGCAATTTTGCTAACGATTCGGCTTTCCAGTCTATTTTTGAGTTTTTTGGTAGCTTGTACACTGGTGTTTCAGGTACAGGCTGTGTAAATGTAGCTTTTTCAGTCATATTGTACTTTCTGTTGCAGGCTGTCTATTTCCTGTTGTATGTTTGCAAGTTCTGCGAGTCTACCTCGCAACTCCTTGAGTGTTGATAAATCTTCTATCGGTCCTCGTAAAACTTGATCCTCAATTTGATTTATCCGCTCGCTGATAATCTTACGCAGTTTTTCGTGAATGTAAAGGTCACTCATCGTATTTTTGTGACTTTTTTTGATTTTTTAGGTTTTTTACGTGCAGTTTTCGCGGCATTTACAAAATCTTGCTTACTTGGTGCTCCTTTTTGTCCAGGCTTGCGTGGTTTTTTACCACTTTGCCTACGCTTACGTATATTTTCGTATAGACTCATTTTGTGATCCCCTTTTGTTTCTCATATGTACGCAAACCGCCGATACCGAGCATACCACCTAATACAGTCAGTAGTGTACCCATATCAAACTCTGGCAGTTCTGGTATCTCTGCACCTGCGATAGATGCTCCAAAAATAATCAAATCTTTTAATATAAAGTGATACGCAAAAGCTATAGCACAAACCCAACCAACGGCAGGTCGCCAACCACCTTTAAAAAATGAACCACTCGCCGCTTCAGCTTTGTTTACCTCTATTTGTGCAAGACTCAATTGCTGTGCGTGTTTATCTGCCATAGTAGCCAACTCATGAGCGAGAGCGGCTTTTTGATCTTTGTCCTCTATAAATTTATCTAATAAACCAGTAACAGGACCAACTAATGCGTTAAGTAAACTCATTCCAACCTCTCAATCATCATCATCATAGTCTGGGGGTATCGGTCTTCCTGGAGTAATAGTGCCG